ATCAATAGGTGGACTATCAGGAAATACAAATAATAGTTCTTTGATTGGCTTTGCAGCCGATTCAATTACGGTCACACCACCTACGTTTACATACATAGTAGAAAGTACAACTGAAAATGCACAATTTTCATTTAATTCAACCGGTTCTTTATTTTATTCAAAAGTACAACAACAATTAAATAATTACACTTGTTCTTTTAATAACGCAAATTTCACAACAGGTACAAGAACATCAGACACAGGACCATCGGTATTCCCAATAACTCCTGCATCAATTGCTGTATCAAACTATTCGGAAGCTGCCGCTACATTAAGTATGGCATATGCAGACGGATATAATTTAGCTGCAACAAACTACGGAACTACAACGACAAAAATATTATATGCAGTTGATGTTTATAATACAATTAACCAACCAGATTTTTGTTTGTTATTTGGTACACAAATTGAATTGGCAAATGGTACAATGGTAAACGTTGAAGATTTGAATATTGGAGATGAAATTAAATCTTGGGTACCTGCAGGATTACCTGATGAAAATTTAGACCCTGAGAGTGACCAAGTTGAATGGAGATTTTATCATTCAGAAACTTTGGAAGGTTCTGCACAAAATGTAACAGTTACAGATTTAACTTTTAATTTCGCAGAAGGATATTTCTCACTTAATAATGGTTTAATTAAAGCAACCGAAACTCACCCATTATATGTTTGGGATAATGAGATTGGTAAATATAAGTTTAAGAATGTAGGTGAAATTTTACCTGGAGATAAATTAGTAATGCAAGATGAAACGGAAGTTGAAGTTACCAATATCGAAATCGTAACAGATGATGTTGAAATTGTAACTGTAAATGTGGAAAACGCCGATGTATATATTTCAAATGGTTTAATTTCACATAACAAAGGAACAACTACACAACCAGCAATACCTGCAAGTGGATTAAGATTATATGTTGACCCATCAAAAGCATCATCAACGGCAGGTACTGCAACGGCAGACTGGTTAGACCTTTCAGGTTATAATACTGGTGTAAGACCTGCAGGCGTTTCAAACGCCGCTGGTATTACAGGTGGTAACCCATCATATAATAATGGTGCAACTAGAAAAGATAAATATTGGACTGGAAATGGTACAAATCAATTCTGGTATAAAGATACTACAACAAATATTAATGGTGGTATTTCTCAATTCAATACTAATACCGGTACAATTCATATGTGGATTAGACCAACTACAACATTGGGTGTATCATCAAGACACATTTTTGACTACGCGGGTTTTTATGGTTTAGCAATTGAATCATCAGATAGCTCTACTTTAAATAGAGTAAAATTCTATGGTAGTGCATTAGGAAATAGTGGCCAATTTACAACTTCATTATCGGCAAATGTTTGGTATATGATTTCAGCAACATTCCAACCATCAGGAGCTGTAACGGTTTATGTAGATAAAACATCAGTTGGTGCATTTGGAGGAGCAGCATTTACGGCACCATCATCAACAAACTTTTTAACAATTGGTAGTAATAGTGCAAGAACAACATTCTGGAACGGACAAATTGGACCAGTATTATTCTATAACACATTACAATCACAAGCATCAATAGGACAAGTATACGATTATTTCTCTCCAACATACAAATAATATTTTGTTGTTTTGAGTTAAAAATGTATATTTATAAGGAGAATTAATAAATTTAAATTAAAGCATATAAGATGGCAGAAAAATTAGTATCGGCAGGTGTTTTCACAAGAGAAAATGACCTTTCATTCTTACAACAAGGTGTAGCAGATATAGGTGCAGCATTCATAGGCCCTTTCAACGAAGGCCCAGTAGTTCCAACAATTGTAAATTCACAAGCTGAGTTTACTTCATTATTTGGAGCAGCTGATGGAACATATTATACTCCATTAGCGGTACAAAATTATTTAAGAGAAGCAGGAACTGCAACAATTTGTAGAGTAGCGGGTGTAGGTGGATATACCGAAACAGCTCCTTTATTATTGACAGCAACTTCTGGTTCAGTATCAGCTAGTTTAGGTATTTTATTTAATACATCAGCAAGTGCAAACGCAGGTTTTGCAGGAGAAACACTAACAGATTTAGATGGTGGTGGTGATTTTAATTTATCAACTTTAGGTTCAGCATCTTTGGATGTAACTGATGTAAATGATATTGAAGCAGTATTTGGTAACTCTCCATTTGGAACTAAAGAAGCCTATGTTTACGGATTTTTCAAAAATAGTAATATAACATTTACTGCACAAACATCGGCATCTGTAACAGTATTGGGTAATCAAAAATTTAGTGGTTCTTATGGAACCGGTGACGCTTGTGAGGCATTAACTCCAATGATTAAATCACAAACAATTAGTGGTGACAGATTTGATTTATTTCAATTTGAAACATTAGGAGTTGGTAATTCTGCAAATACAAAAGTAAAAATAGGTATTTCAAATATCAAACCAGCTGGTACAGTAAACGGAACAGACTATGGTACATTTACAATTGTAGTAAGAGACTTTAAAGATACTGAAAGGAAAAAAGTTGTATTAGAAACTTATTCAAATATAAACTTAGACCCAAATTCTCCAAACTTTATTAGTAGAGTAATCGGTGATAGAAAATTATCAATTGATTCTTTGGGCAAAATAACTGAAACTGGTGATTGGGTAAATAATTCTAAATATGTTAGAGTTGCAAATTTAAATTATAGTGCACCGGTACAAGCAGTTCCATTCGGACACTCAGCTTATACTCTACCAATATCTGCATCTGCAGGAGTTGGAGCATTGGTTCCTAAAGTAACATTTGGAACTGGTTCAATTGACCAATCAGGAAGTATCTATTATGCGGGTATTGATTTAGATTTTAATACGGATAATTCAATCTACTTAAAACCAATCCCAACAGGTGCTGGTATAGGTTCTAATTCGGTATTTGGATTGGATTCACTTACATCAACCACGTCGGCACTTACAAATTTAGTAGTAGGTGATGCAAGAGCACAATTTATAGTAGCATTCCAAGAAGGATTTGATGGTATGAATCCGGCAACTGTATCTAAATTGGGTAGTGATATTGAAGCTGGAAACTCACAAGGTTTCGATTTAACAAATTCAACATCAAAAGGTTCAATTGCATATATGAAAGCAATTAACGCTTTATCTAACGCAGATGAGTTTGATATTAATATGATAATTGCACCAGGTGTTGTACAAAGAGTACACTCATTCATTTCAAATGCAATTATTGATTTATGTGAACAACGAAATGATTGTTTTTATATTATGGATGGTACGACTGCAGGAGATACTATCAAACAAGCAACCGATAACGCAGCTTTAGTTGATACAAACTACGCAGCATCTTACTATCCTTGGGTTAAAACAATTGATATCAATACAAACAAATTAATTACAGTTCCACCATCAGTATTATTACCTGGAGTATTTGCAGCAAATGATAGAGTAGCAGCAGAATGGTTCGCACCAGCAGGTTTGAATAGAGGTGGATTAGTAGGAGCAGTTAGTGTATTGAATAGATTAACTCAATCTGAAAAAGATGAATTATATGAAGGTAAAGTAAACCCAATCGTACAATTCCCAGGACAAGGTATTGTAGTATTCGGACAAAAGACATTACAAGATAGACCATCTGCATTAGATAGAATCAATGTAAGAAGATTATTGTTAACTGTTAGAAAATACATAGCATCTACTTCAAGATTCTTAGTATTCGAACAAAATACTTCAACAACAAGAAACACATTCTTAAATATTGTTAACCCTTATTTAGAATCAATCCAACAAAGACAAGGTTTGTATGCATTCCGTGTTGTAATGGACGAAACTAATAACACACCAGATGTAATTGATAGAAACATCCTTACAGGAGCTATCTTCTTACAACCAACTAAAACTGCTGAATTCATTCAAATTGATTTCAACATTTTACCAACTGGTGCAAGTTTTGGTGGATAATTTAGAAAATAGATATTTATATAAAAGAATTAAAAAATAAAGTAAAATGCCAGAAATATTAGAGTTTGATAAAATTTTCTACCGTAATTTTGAGCCAAAGTTGGCAAACAGATTTATAATGGAAATTAATGGTATCGAATCATACATTATCAAAACAGCACAAAGACCTACTGTTACATCAGAAGTGGTTGAATTAGACCATATCAATGTAAAGAGAAAGATAAAGGGTAAAACACAATGGGATGATATAGAAATCACTCTATATGACCCAATTACCCCATCTGGAGCTCAACAAGTAATGGATTGGGTTCGTTTATCACATGAGTCATTAACAGGTAGAGATGGATACGCTGCATTCTACAAAAAAGATATCAAATTTTGGTCATTAGGTCCAGTAGGAGATAAAGTTGAAGAATGGACTTTAAAAGGTGCATTCATCATTCAAGCAAACTTTGGTGAAATGGATTGGTCAAATTCAACTGACCCAGTTTCAATTACATTGAGTTTGGCTTATGATTACGCTATCTTAGAATACTAATCGTATTAAAATTATAAAACAAAGGGATACTCACAAAGTATCCCTTTTTTATTTTTTGAAAAACATAATATATATAATAAAGACAAAAGTTATATTATGGAACAAAACATTGAACAACAAGTTACAAGAGGATTAGGTGGATTTCAACAACAAGGACAAAAGACATTCCCATTCCCAACAGAGGTTATTAGTTTACCATCGAGAGGATTATGTTATCCTGAATCATCTCCACTATCTAAGGGAGAAATTACAATTAAGTTAATGACTGCAAAAGAAGAAGACATTTTAACTTCTACTAATTTAATTCGTAAAGGTATTCAATTAGATAAATTATTAGAATCTATCGTAGTTGAACCTGGAGTTAATATCAACGATTTACTAGTAGGTGATAAGAATGCAATATTAGTTACAAGTAGAATGTTAGCATTTGGTCCTGATTATCAAATATTGGTTAAAGATAAATCAACTGGTGAAGATATGGAAGCAAATGTTGACTTATCAAAAATACAAATAAAAGAAATTGATGAAACTTTAATTAATAGACAAAATGAATATGATTTTGTTTTACCCGTTTCAAAAACACCCATTAAATTTAAATTATTAACACATGGTGATGAATTGGCAATAAATAAAGATGTAGAAGCTAGTGAAAAGATAACAAAACAAGGCAATGAAATCACTACACGATATAGAAGAATTATTGTAGAAGTCGGTGGAAATCGAGATTTAGGATATATTAGTAATTTTGTTGCAAATCAATTACTTGCGGGAGATAGTAGAGGTTTGAGAAAATATATGAAACAAATAACTCCTGATTTGAATTTAACATTTGAATTTACACACTCAGACGGTGAAACGGAGGCACTAAGAATCCCATTTGGGGTTGACTTTTTTTACCCTACCGAATAATTATTCAGTAACTTTACACGAAAAAATATTTCAAATGATGTATTTTGCCAATGGTGGATTTAATTGGCATGATTTATATTA